AGTGACAGCGTATTAAACTATACGCAAGATAGTGATATCTTAACCGCCATGTTAGAGGCTGACATAAATTTCAACATAAGTTTATTCCCGAATGTAGAAACACAAAACCTAGTGTTTTTATATTTGACAGCTTTTTATCTAACCCTTGATTTTCGTAACGCAAGCGGAGGCAATTATGCGGGCATTACGACAAGCAAGAGCGTGGGTTCAGTATCCGAGGGTTATTCTATACCTCAATGGGTAATGAAAAGCCCTACAATGTCCATATACGCCTCAAACGGCTATGGTTTGAAATACTTATCCTTAATCTATCCTTATATGATTGGGAATGTTATACTTGTAAACGGTGCAACAACTAATGGGTGAACTTAAGACCGAAATCAACTATGGTAACCTCAAAAAGCTTATAAAAGCTATGGGCGAACAGTACAGCGTAAAGGTTGGCTTGCTCAAAGGAAAAGGCGGAGATAATCCCGTAAGCGAGGATATGGACGAAGCCGGATTAGGAGCTTTACAAGAGTTCGGTGCAGACATTAAAGTCACGGATAAAATGCGTGGTTGGTTTTGGTACAATTTTGGAGTACATCTTAAGGCAACACATATACATATTCCCGCAAGGAGTTGGTTAGGGGATAGTCTTAAGAATAGGTCAGTATTTTTAAAAAACATTAAAAAAGGAATGACCACACAAGACTTTACTTATTTCTTTGAAAAAACAGGGGATTTGCAAAGTATAGCTACAATGGTTGGCGCAGGAGCTTTAGAAACAATTATGCAAGCCTTTGAAACATCAGGTTGGGGAAGTTGGGCAGAAAATAGTCCACTTACCGTAATGCTCAAAGGTTCAAGCAAACCGTTACAGAATTTAGGAACATTGAAAAACGCAGTAACATACGAGATTGAGAAAAAACAATGACATATACTTATGGCGATAATTGGACATTTGTAAATATGCGTGATACTCTTACCGACTGGGAGTATCCAATAGAATTGATTAAAATTACTCAATCTGTTGTAAACGGTTTTAAACAAGAAACACAAAAGAAAATAAGGCTTAAAGGTGTTTGGCAACCTTTATCAATGGCAAAATTGATGTCAAAACCCGAGTGAATGCGCTCATGGCAATGGTTTTGGTTGCATTGTAAATGTAGCAATGGCGATTTAAACGCTGGTGACCACGTTATTTTTAAAGGTGTTGAATACAAGGTAATGAATGCCAAGAACTATTGCTTAAACGGTTTTGAAGAATATGAACTTGTTAATGCATATCAGGATGTAAATTAATGCAATTACCAATCGAACAAATTATATGCAATCTAATACAAACATATATGAACTTACCCGACAACTGGGGAATAGATAAGAATGGGAATGAAATCCCTTGTGTAGTTATCAGAGGGCAAAACATACTTTTATTCAATACTCCACAAATACAGGTTACCGTTTCAACCTTAAGCAATCAAATATACTCATTGCACACAGATTTTGCGGATACTGATACAGGCTATTCAGAGACCGTACACAGCAATGAAAAAAGGTCTATGCAGATTGATATCTATTCAAAGAATACAGACGCTCTAATGCGTTACAACGAGGTTCAGTTGGCTTTGAATAGTACCTTAGCAGAACAGCTCCAAGAGCAATACAATTTTAAAATAGCTAACATCTCACAGGCTCAAAACTTATCAGGCTTAGAGGGTGGTTCAGAGCTTAACAGATATGCCATAAGATTTGACGTTTTATTATGGCATTCAAAAACTACAACGGTTGACTATTATGACACATTTAGCGCAACTGTTCAAGCCGACAACAAAAACGTTATCAAACTTGATATAATGAATAATCCAGAAGTGGGGGGAAATTAGGAATGGAAAATATTAATTTGAACGACATTACCCCATATATTGCCCTTGTAATAGTGGCACTTATACAATCTCACATCTTTGTAACGCCCGACCAATTAGAGCGTACTCACAGGGAGATTATTGACGAAATTTCAGAACGTTATGCAACATTGCAATCGTTCAGAGTACTTGAAAAACAGATTTCTCACATAACAGAAACTATTAATAAAATCTATGAAAAACTTTGTAAATAACGAAAGGACAAATTAATGGGTACTATTGCACTTACAAATACAGTAAACATCTCTTTGACCAATACTCCAACTGGTTTAAGTGATTTTGCTACAAACAATATTTGTATATTCACGAATGAAGTACCATTAAGCGTAGAACCTTATATTTGGGCAGTAAACGCTAATGACATCATTCAGGAATATGGAACAGGAACATTGACCGCTAATATGGGAACTGGTATGTTCATGCCAGCGCCTAACCTAATCACAGGTAAAGGTCAAGTAATCGTTTATCCGTTTGGTGGCGTAAACGCTACATCAGCATACTTCACAACTCACGCAATTACAAATGCCATGTTAGCAACATTGAAAACCGTTTCAAGCGGTACAATGACATTGACAATCGACGGAACAGCGTACACAGTAAATAATCTAAACTTTACATCAATCTCAACCGTTGCAGATATTGTAACAGTCTTAAATAACGCAGGATTAGACTGCGATATAACAGTTGTTAACACAAATCAATTACAATTCAGTTCAAGACGTTTAGGTGCAGAAAGTTCTTGCGCCCCAGTTGAACCAACAAAAACAAGTGAGGGAACTGCGGGTACATTGACAACTGGCTCATTGACTTCAACAATGGCAAACTTCGCAAGCGTAACAGACGGCATTTTAAACCTCTATGTTGACGGTATTCAATACTTATTAACTGATATAAATATGGGTGGTGCAAGTGATGTAAGCGGTATTTCAAATACATTAACCGACTTGTTTACAAAAAATAATGTACCAGTAACCTTGACAACATCAGGAACAAATGAACTTGTATTTACATCAAATGCAATCGGTGGCTATTCAAGCGTAGTATTACAACCAGCTCCAACCGGAACAGTAACACTTCAAGACGGTGCAACTGTAGATGTTACATCAGGTACAGACCTTGCGGGAACATCTTATTTTGATAGCGAAACTTGTGCGTCAAAAACAGGCACTTACGCAAGTTATTCCGTTGCTAATACTGTATATCCTTATTTGTTGAACAATGATAGTGAAACAGCAGGTCAAGACAGTTCAGGAACTACATTAGCCGAGGCAATTGCAGAAGCTAGTGAAAAATTCTATTTTGGCGGTGTTTTATCTACTCAATTATGTGAAAACGCAAGAATATTGGCAAATGCTCAATATGTTCAAACTCAAGATTGCATTTACTATGAGGCAGTTCACTCATTGAATAATATGGCGGTCTTAGGTCAAAGCATTAGTTCAGCAGAATTGACACAAACAAGATTGTTATGCTACTCAACAGGAACACAACAAGACGCTAAAGTAGCAATTGCAACTTATGCCTCAATTGCTTGCTCAACTAATTACAGTGGCACAGAAACAGCCTTGACAATGAACTTGAAAACATTGACAGGGACAAGTGCAGATACAAACCTTAATCAAACATATTATAATTCAGCAAAAACAAATGGCGTAGATATCTATGGCGATACTGCGGGATTATCTTGCGTTTACTCATTCTCAAATGGTTTGTATACTGACGAGGCTACAATGAATTTATGGCTTAAAAAAGCCTTAGAAGTAGCGTTATTCAATTATTTGAGAAAAACTAATACAAAGATACCTCAAACAAACAAAGGTATCACAGGACTTAAGAACTCCGCTCAAACCGTTCTTGAACAGGGTGTAAGAAATGGTTCAATCGGAACAGGATTAACTTGGAATGATAGTATCCCATTTGGTGACCCTGAAGTATTCCAAGAGGCTATAGAAAAGTTTGGATACTACATTTATAGTATTCCAATTTCTCAACAATCACAAACAGAAAGAGAAAACAGAGAGGCACCTTTAATTAGTATCGCAATTAAACGAGCTGGCTCAATACACAGCTCATCTGTTATCATCAATATTCAAGCGTAGGAGAAAATAAAATGGCAGAATATGCATTAACAGGAAATGACGAAATTATAGTCAATGACATACCTCTTACATATTTTGGTCAAGGCACTATCGGCTCATTGGAAGTACCTAATGACCTTGTAGCATTGGAAAGAGGAAAAAATGGTAATACCGTATTTGCATTAAATCAGCCTGGCAAGACTGCAACCTTAACCGTTTCAGTCTTAGCTGGTTCACCTGACGACAGACGTCTAAACGGTTTGACCCCTGATTTAGAAGAATTTGCAAGTACAGTATTAGCAACAGGTGCAGTTATCAAAAAGATTGGTGACGGTGCTGGCAATATCAGATACATCACTTATATGTTAGCTGGCGGTATGGTTTCAAAAATCCCTACTGTAACAAGTGCAGTAGATGGAAACACAGAACAAGCGTTAGTTGAATATAAAATAGTATTTGCTAATAATAACCGTGGTATTTTGTAATAAAGGTTGACCCCTCACCCCTCATAGGAGCTTAAAAACTCTTATGGGGGGAGAGAGGGTCTAATGAGGGGAAAAATATGGAATTTACTACAGAAAATGAAAAGGCAAAAGTTGTAATCAATTGTGCAACTATTGCAGATGTTAAAGCCTTAAAAAAAGCATTACTTGTTGAACTACAAAAGTATAATACAGGCTTGAAGATTGAAAGTAACGGAGCGGACTTACTCAACCGCAATATAGACGTTACTGGTTTATTGGACTTTGCGAAAAATGTTTTAATTGGAATAGATATATCAGACGAAATCGAAACGGCACTTATTCCGTGCTTAAAAATATGCACGTGGAATAATTTTAAAATTACTCCGACTTTGTTTGATGAACATCCAGAGGCAAGGAACGATATTTATGAAATCTACTATGCTTGTATGGAGGCAAACTTACGCCCTTTTTTCAAGAGCCTAACTACTTTGTGCAAGACAGGGAAGTTTCAAACGGTCTTAAGCCTCATTTCGTCTTTAAATGCGACTACTTAGATATGCTTGTAATGAGTGTATGTAAATCAGGTTGGTACGGTGGTAACCCAAGCCTTGCATATCAAGCACCAATTGATGAAGTCTTTAATGCGTTTCATTTCGATAACGCTTGCAAAGATTATGAACATACCTACTATGAATTAAACAAAGGGAAAAAGCAATGAAACTAGGCGAGTTTTTCATAGCCTTAGGCATTAAGGGAAATACTAAAGAGCTTGACAAAACTGATAAGCAAATGCAACAGTTGGAAAAGCATAGTAAATCCCTTGAAGAAAAAAATAAAAAGCTAACTGCAAGCACAGACAATTTTTCAAAATCCTTGCGTGCTAATATGCAAGCTATGCGTACAATGGCATTGGCTGTAGTTGGTACAATAGGAATGCTTGACCGTATGGCAAATGCTTTTTATAGAGCCAACCAACAAGCCATTACTTTTTCACGTACTACAGGCGTAGGGTTAGGCACATTAAACAAGTACGCAAGCGCCTCATCACTGGTTAACTACAATGCAACACGTGAGGGTATGGCGGCCTCATTAAGTAATGTGGCTGGCAACTTGCTTGACATTCAAATGGGTCGTGGAGATGTTTCACCTTACCAAGAACTGGCATTCTTTGGTGGTAAAGCCATCAATCCTTATGGCAAATCTGTAGAGCAAATCGT